CGAGCTCCAAGGCCGTGGCGAGCGAGTAGGGAGCGCGCGGCATTGTGGAGAGTGAGGCCCGGAGCCTCTTGCGTCAGAGGCCCCGGGCCGAAGGCTCAGTCGGCGAGGTAGTCCTGGGCCGTGGAGCCGGGGAACTTCGGCTGTGCGAGGAGGAATGCCGAAGTGATGTTCGCCGCGTTCGAGGCCCCCGTGGAGACCGCGATGCAGTCGAACCCGCCGGGGACGTCCAGCACGCCGGGGTCGATGTCGAAGATGACGAGCTTCATCTTCACAGCAGCCGAGGTCGTGAAGGTCGCAGCGTCGGTCTGCTTCGTCACCGGCACCGCCGTGGCGGCGTCCTCGTTCGTCCAGATTCGCGTCGCGGAGATCGCCTTCGAGCCAGTCCCGGCGACGGCTGTCGCCTGGAGCACGCTGAGGAGGATCGTCGCGGCGTTTCCCTGGTTGATGTAGACGTACAAGGACGCCCTGATGGCGTTCTTGAGGGAAACGTAGGCGGACGTCCGGCCGCCCGCGTCCGCTGCCGGCGGCAGCAGCGAGACGTGAACCATCTTGTCGGGGTGCATTTTGCTGTACCTCTTCCTTTCTGTCGCCTTACGTGTGACGCTCTGACGTCAGGAACGCGTCTCGACGCAGACGAAGGGAGACTGGTTCGCGCTCCCCTTGTAGGGCGTCCAGGAAGCCTTCCACGCCGGGGCACCGTTCACGCTCCACTGGAAGCGGAAGGTGTTCTCTCCGTAGATGAAGCGGACGTGCATCGACTCGTCCATCCTCACCCCGCCCTTCTTGATGAGCACGTACTCGCTCATCGCGTTGAAGAAGATGTCCCCCTTGGTCCCCATCGTCTCGCACTGAGGGATCGGGATGAGAGGGGCCCCGAGGAACGTCGCGTAGGGGGAGCCAGAGAGGCCACCCGGGGGCATGAATGCCGCCGTGTAGCTGCCGATCGTCTGGGTGAAGAGCTGCGGCTCCACGTCCTGGTTGTGAAACCAGGCCGCACCGGTGCGGAGCTTGCCCGGCATGCGGGAGTACATCGCCACCATGTTCTCGGCGACGAGAGTCGTTGCGGTCTGTGCGGCCTTCTTGCTCACCGTCACGAGCGCGGGAGCCGTCAGGATTCCCTGGCACTGGCCCACGCCGGTGCCTCGGACGATCTCGTCGTCGAGGACGAACGCACCCTCACGACCGAACGATCGCGAGATGACCGACCCGAGGGAGCTGGCATCACGGAGCGCTCGCTCGCTCGCGTAGCTGAGGCCCATGAGATCCTCGAGTCGAAGCTCGAACCGGTCGAACTTCGGAGCGCTCGCGGTGACGGTGTCGCCTTCTCCGCGCCGGTACACCCGTACCCCTCCGAACCTGGAACCGGTGGCGCCGCTCGTCTCCTTGATCAGCGGCCACTCGATGCCGTCAGCGTCGGGACCCACCTCGACCACCCAGCACCGCTGGGCGAGGGACGACTCGACCATCACGCGGTCCATGAGGATGTTCGAGACGTCCTTCCGGACCAGGAAGCCGCCTTCGGAGGGAACGGTGGTGTTCGCTCCCGACGGACCGGCAATGAGCGTCTGCTCGCGCTCCGAGAGCTGCTCACGCTTCGTGGCCTTGGCCACGGCGACGAGCGTCTCTCCGAGGATGTTCTCCTCCTCGGCCTTCGAGAGCTTTCCCTTGAAGGCGACGTCGCCGCGCTTCACGGTGGCACCGGGGATCGGGTCCGCCGTCGCGCGGTCCCACTCGACGGCCTGGCGCTCGACAGCCAGAGTGGCCCCGATCAGCTCGACTTCGGAGTTGAGGGCGTCGCCCTTCTGCTTCTCTTCGTCGGTGAAGGCGCGCTTGTCGCGCCGAGCAGCCTCGACCAGGGCCTTGAGCTCGCCCCGCTTGGTGTCGAGGGCCGCTTCCAACTCGCGGATTCGGTCCATTTCGACTCTCCTGGTGCCGGACTCCGACACCCAGTTAGGTGCCTGAGAGCCGGGGCGGGAGAGTCCCGCGACGCCCTGTTGCCTGCGCCTGGGCCCTGGCGGGCTGAGACGCGCGGCCTCCGTCTACGATTTCAGGCTACCACGCCTGTCAACGTCTCACACGCCCCAGGCCTTCGCCTGCCAGTCGAGAGATCGCAGGTCGAACGGTTCCGCCAGTGGTGCGGCGGCCGGCGCCTGCGGCGTCGTCTCGGTCTCCACCGAGGCGGTCAAGAGCGCTGGCTCCATCAGTGCGCCACCCTTGGCGCTCGGCTTCCACCCACGGCCGAGCTTCGCTACCAAGTCGTCGAGGGTAGAGATTCCGTCTACGAGGCCGGCTTCCAGGGCGGCGGCAGCGGTGAAGGTCGAGCCTTGTCCGAAGTCCGCATTGACCCGCGACGCACTCACGCGCCGACCCTTTGCGACGTCAGCCTCGAAGAGCGCGCCGAAGTAGTCTACGTCGGCCTGCATGGCCGCGAGCGCCTCCTCGGAGAGCGGCTCGTATGGATTGGCGTCCGCCTTCCGCTGGCCGTACTTCACGATGCGCACCTTCAGCCCATCTCGCTCGAGCGCCGCGCTCATGTCGAGGTGCATCGTGTAGACGCCGATCGACCCGGTGAACCCTGACGGGGTCGAGTAGACGGCGTCGGCCTGGGATGTCATCCAGTAGGCCGCCGAAGCGTTGAGCGCGTTGGTGAGCGCCACGATAGGCTTGCTCCCGCGCAGGGCCCTGAGCCGAGCCGCAGCCTCGGGAACTCCAGACACGGTTCCGCCCGGGGAGTCCACGTCCAAGATGATGGCTCCCACCGACGGATCTGCCACCAGGCTCTCGACCTCACGCGCGAGGGCTTCCGTTGACACACCGCCGAAGAGAAACGAGAAGGCCGATGGTCGCTGGCTCACGTAGCCCCGTACGCTCAGGATTGCGACGCTCCCGACGGAGCTCCGGCCCGGGACGAGGGTAGCCGCATCGAGCGCCGCCACCACTTCCGGATTGACAGCTTCGGCGGCGGCAGACCAGAGCCGGAAGGTGTCCTCCGGGATCGAGAATACCTCTCGTGTCGGTGTGTTCATGGTTCCTCCGATGCTCGCGCTTACGAGCCGCTTCATTGCCTTCCCATCGCTGGCCCAGCCTCCGGCCAACACCTCAGCCCGCCGCGCCGCGCAGAACTCTCGGGCCTCGTCTTCCGACGCCCCGAACCGCTCTCGAATGGTCGCCGAAAGGCGGCCGTAGAACGACGCCACGAAGGACTGTCGTGCGGCGCCCTCACGGTGGCGCTGCTCGCACTCTCGTCCGGCCTGCTCTTCCTGGGCCCTGATCGCGTCCTGAGCTGCTGCGACGACCGAGACGATTCTCACTGCTGGTTCTCCTCGGCTGGGGCTATCTGCTTCCTCTCGCGCCTCGCGGGTGGTACAGCATCGCTCCCGGCTTCGCGCATGTTCAGAGGGGTGAGCCACACGTCCCCGCCCTCGCGTGGGCTGAGGTCCTCGAGCTCGCGGCACTCATTTGGCGAGAGGACGCCAGACGAGATCGCCATCGGGTAGATCCTTGTGAATCGCGTCTCCGTGTCGGCGCGCAGAAGGGCTCCCACGTTGAACTTGACCGAGTGGCCAGGCGGAAGAAAGTGCTTCCGGAGCACCCCTTCGAGGTTCGTCACGATCGGCTGCAGACCGTAGGTGACGAACTGGGTCGACATGACCTCGACCCCTGAGCCCCACGATGTCGTTCGTTCGGTGTCGTAGATCATGTGGGACGGGACGCCGTACCACCGCGAAATCTCGCCGAGCTGAAACTGACGCGACTCAAGGAACTGCGCGTCGTCGTTGGCCATCCCGGCCGTCTTCCAGTCCATGCCGTCTTCGAGGATCGGGACCCGGTGCTGTCCTGACGCGCCAGCAAACTCCTTCCCGAAGGACTCCTCGAGGGCGATCTTCGTCGCCGGCTTCAGCTCCTTCGGGTACGTCAGCACTCCAGCGAATCGCACCCCTTGCCCGAACTGCCGGGCGCCGTGCTTCTCGAGGGCTCGCGTGAGCCCGAGCGTCTCCCGTGCGTAGCGGATAGGGGAACACCCTGTGAGCCCATCGAGCGTGAGCCCGTAAACGTGGACGATGTCGACGCCGCCGATCATCGGCTTCTCGATGCCTGTCCCGATGTCGCGCACCCCGAACCGCACGCGGCCACTCGGAAGCAGCTCGACCTTCTGCACTCGCGCGGGATGGATCGGCCAGAACTCGGGCTCGACTGGGTTCCCTCGCAGCTCGATGTAGGAATTGCCGGTGGCGCACAGGTTCGTGACCAGCTGCCGTCGGAACTGGAACCCGGTCTGGTACGGGTTCGGGGAGTCCCTCAGACGGGCCCGAAGCCAGTGCCCCGGCACGCGCTCCATGCCCCGCTCGAGCTCGCGATAGACCATCGCCGGCAGCATCGCCGAGCCTTCTGACAGCAGCGCCCAGCACCGGTAGACCGCCGAGATCGTCGCGGCGATCTCCTCCGACATCGGCTCTCCGGAGAGCGTCGCGCCCGCGGTAGGGGAATACCAGAAGTCGTCAGTGGGCCCCTTCACCCCGAGCAGCTTGCGACCCCACGACTGGAGCGTCGGAATCACACGCATTGAACGAGGCCCTCCCCTTCTCTCATGCGACGCTCGTATGGCGACTCGGCCGGAGCCTGCTGGGTGATCAGGCGGGAAAGCCCCATGATCGCCGCGGCCACTCCGTCTATGCGCTTCCGCTCCGAGGGCTTGAAGGGGAAGATGTTCCCCTTCTTGTCCACTTTCACGGCCACGTTCGAAACGCACCACGCAGTCACCGGGCTCCCGTCGGTGGTCACCCGACCAGCCACCACCAAGGCCTCGAAGAGCTTCGCCGGCTCACTGATGTGCCTCACTGTCTGCGGGATCTCGACGCACGTGAACCCATGATCACTGAGGGACGACGAGAACTGCGTCGCGTTGAACGGGTCGAAGCCGATCTCGCCAGATTTCAGTCCGAACTCTGGGTCAACCTCGTCGAGGATGTCATCGAGGATTCGGTTGTAATCGACGATCGTTCCGGGTGTCACCCGCAACCAGCCCTGGTCTTTCCACACGTCGTAGTCCACCAGGTCGCGTTTCTTCGCCTCGTCGAGGTTGTCCTCTGGCCTGTAGTAGTAGGCCTTCACGTGCACCTTAAAGTTGATGTTCAGGCGGTGCTCACCCTCGCCCTCGTCGTTACCCACCGCAACGTCAAGCGGCGGCCGCTCGTCTGGATACCGGAACACCAGGACGAGGGCCGTTAGGTCCAGCTTGCTCGAGAGGTCCAGTCCCGCGGCGACTGCGTCCCATCCTGGCGGGACTTCCGGAAACGCCTGGAGCGCTGCCCACTTGTCCATGGGGATCCAGACGGTGTGCTGCTGCGTCCAGCAGCAGAAGTTTAGGCGCCTGACGACGCCCTCCTTGCTCGGCATCCCGATCGCCTCGCGCACCTGCTCGCGCAGATACGAGCGCGGGAGGATGGTGTCGAGCCCAGGATTGGCCTTCGGCCAGCATGGCTCCTCGCGCCAGTCGTCTCCTTCATCGAGCGCGCAGACGTAGCTGAACCAGGCCGGGTCTTCCACGATCCCGTCGAGCACCTTCACGGAGTATTCGTGGTGGTGATAACAGACCGACTCCAGGCTGTCACCGCTGTTCGTGATCTCGAAGACGAGGCCGTTCTTCTGGCGCTTCAGCCCGGCGCGCATCTTGTCGACCACAGTCGCGGTCGGGTGTTCGTGCAGCTCGTCGACGAGAGCCATGAACACCCGCTTGCCGTCGAGCCCCTTCTTTTCGGACGACACAGGCCGGATGACGCCGTTGTTCCGCTTCGTCACGAGGGCCTTCGCGAGAACCTCGATCTCCCTCCGAAGGGCCGGAGACGCCTCGACCATCCGCTTGGCGTCTTTCCATCCGATGCTCGCCTGATCCTCGGTCGTGGCCGCGAAGTAGATTTCAGGCGACGGCTCCCCGTACGCGACGAGGCCGTAGATGGCGAGGCCTCCGGCCGTTGGGGTCTTGCCGTTTCCTTTGCCGATCTCCACGTAGCCTGTGCGGAAACGCCTGAAGCCCGAGGCCGTCTTCCACCCGAATAAACTCCCCACGATGAAGCACTGAAACGGAAGCAGTTCGAAAGGGCGGTCGTCCTCCAGGGTGAGCACTTGCGGAAAGAAATCACACACTCTCTCCGACTCGCCTGAGTCCCAGACCAGGCCGCGTTCCGTCTGATGCCTGATGTCGTTCAGGTGCCTGGCGCACGACTTACGAACGAGCGGCCCCGCCACGATCTCCTCGGAAACGACGTCGCGCGCGTAGGCTGTCGCGCGATCCGTCGACAGTGCACGCTTCGCCGTGACTCTTTTCGTTGGCCGCGCCTTCGTCTTCACTTCACTTCACCGCTCTGAGGAATGGCGCGAGGTTGTCCTTCTGCTCCTGCTCCCCGTCGGCTTTCACTCCCGAGCGACTCGACGGAGTGAAGCCGAGCTCCCGCGCGAGGGCCTTGAACTGGGTGAGCATCTTGTTTTTCTCGCGCAGGTACGTGAGTCGGTCCGATCCCTCGGCCTTGGCTACGCGAACGCTGATCCATTCCAGGTCAGTGAGCAGCTGGCAGTAGAGGTGCAGCGTCGGGAGATCGGCTACCGTCACCACTCCCAACTTCACCGCGTCTCCAATTCTCGCGGTCCATTCCTGCTTCCCTCTGCCCGTTAGGCCGTGGGGTGGCGCTAGATCGTTAGGGGCCGAATAGGTCGGCTCTGCCGTGTTCAGCCGACACTTCTTCTGTGTCCCCCTCGCCACCTTCATGGCCGTCGGTAGTGGGGCCGGACCGCGACGTCCCATCAGGACACCCCGTGAGGTAAAACGCCCGATCCAACGTCCAGGATTACGCGTCCTGTAATTCCGAAACCTGGACACGCACGCGCAAGGC